GTGCAATTTGGCAATATGTTCAGACGCTATATATGCTCGGTACAACCATTAGTTCTATCCCAGAAGACACACTTTCAATGATTGAAACAGTTGCAAAACAATGTGCAGATAAAATGGGTGAAGATGGAAGTGAACTTGATGAAGCCGCGTTGATGAAAACCATGCAAGGTATGTTAGGTGGTATGATGAAAAAATAAACTCACTATATATAAATGACATCTTGGTTTGAAGATCCAAAACAATTGGTTCGAGTAGAAAAAGTTCATGAATTTTGGCCGTCAAAGACACAAACTTCAGCAGACCGTGTTAACGCATCAGCTCGTTTTATTATTTACGCGACATGTATAATTTATCTCATAAGACGTGATCCACGTATATTCGTTTTGGGTGCAACCGCACTCGGCGTTCTTTATATAATGGAAAAATCTAATATGGTGAAGGAGGGTATTATAAGACCAACAAACGTATACAATAATGTAGATAAAGCGTGTTCTATGCCAACAAAAGACAACCCCATGGGAAATGTTCTCATGACAGATTATGCAGATAGACCAGATAGACCTCAATCGTGTCATTACCCAACCGTAAAAACACCAGTAAACAATTTCCTTACAGGTGATATTAAATATGGACCAGCCCGTTCGCGTTCTTCCACACCAGAATCTCAGAGAAACGCATTATCTAGACAATTTGTAAGTATGCCAGATACTTCCATCGGTGGTACACCATATTATGAATTTATCCATGGTAAAAGAGATAATAAGTGTCGCCAAGACCCACGATTGTGTAATCCAGACGCAAGAGGTGTTCAACTTGAGGCGTTTTCGGGTCTCGATCCAAACGGGGATAAGAGAAGTGGTATGCACAGAGGCTCTGGATTAGGAGCTTAATTTTAAACAATTTAATAATAAAGTAGTAGATACTCGATTTCCATAAACAAAATCTTTTGTAATAATAAATGGCGTATCAACTCCAACCAGGAATGAAAATGGTTCAAGATCACGCGGTTCCCGCCGTTTGCGCGACCGAAGAAGTTTTTGTATATCCTCAGCCCAGTACCCTTAACTATGGTTCGGGTAGACCAAACACTATGTTATATGGTACATCTCCATATATGGCGGGTAAAGGTTCCCCAGCACAATTTATTGATACATCGGATCAACTCAGACCACAAAGTACATCTCGTTTCAACAAAGTTTTAGCTAAGACTTACGAAAGAAACTTTCATCCACTTCAAAATGTTGAGTGTAAGTTACCACTTAGAACACAAACCTATGAACCATCGAGTACCAGAGCTGAAATGCAAAATGGATTGTTTCAGCAAAGATACCTCAATAAAAATCTCGCTAAGAAATAAGAATGGCTGATCCTATATCTATAATGGCTATAGCCGGCTTAGTTTATGCCGGTAGAAAATTAAGTCAACCAGACGAAAAATATACAATAGAGGGTAATCCAATAGAGGAAGAAGAAGTAGTTTCGGATTTCTCTAACATGGAGGTTACTCAACAAACAGACTATTTAGGACCTTTATCACCATTAGTAGAACCATCGTATAATTCAAAAAGGGAAATGGGTTCGTTTGCTCAAATTGCCCCACAACAACGTTCTTCGGGTGGTGAAGTTTTGTCTATGAGAAATCGTATGTATGATGCGGGGAGAATGAATAATCTTTCACCAATTGAAAAACAACTTGTCGGACCAGGTTTGGGTGTTGGACCAGAAGTTCCCGCATTTGGGGGTAATCAACAATTGTTCCGTGTTAATCCAGAGAATGTTGGTGCGTATCGCTTAACGACTTTACCTGGTAGGTCAGGTCCAGCCTTTGATTCTAAGGGTGGTAGACGTGGTATTGTCGGTGAAGTTGCACATAATAGACCAGAAAAGACAGCCTTTTTACATGGTCGTCTTCCTCCAGTTGCAGGCAGAGCACAGGGTATGACTGGTAGAACACCAAGAGCGGAACACGAACGTACAAAGAGAACAACAAATAGATCAGAAACCGGTTCAAGAACTGATACATTAAATTTTGCATCTGCGAAGAGAACGGTTTCTGCACTTACACGTGCTCAGGAACCAACACGAAACAAAGCTGACGGTGCTATAGAACAATATCAATACAACAATCAACCAGCCCCAGGTATATCGAGTTTTCTAGGTGGATACTTGAATACCCCAGCGACTAAGATCGGTGAAAAGAGAACATACGGTTCTGCATACACAGCCCAGGAGCTTACGAAATATGGTTTCAGACCAGACGATCGTCGCGGTAAACCAAATAGAGCCGCAGGTCCAGGGCGAATGAATGTTCGCGCCGATCCACTTAACCAGGGTGGCATGGTTACAAGTGTTCGTTCCGATACAACAAGAATTGATGGTCGAGTAAATGCCGCAAATGGTTCTTGGACACAACAGTACAGAAATAACGATTATCATAAATTCAATGCTTATAAAGGTCATGAAAATCCAAATGCTACAAATATGAGTTTGGATACAGCTAGAAGACAACTTTCAAGTAACCCATTAGTTCATAGTCTTTCTTAAATAAATATAAATTGAGACATACACTCATTAAAATATTGTTCATATATTTTAATGAAGGTACATACCTTAGATATAGACAGTGGTGAACGAGACCCAGTTTTGTACCCAAACGTAGCTGATTATGTTGTACATCTAAAAAACCCTATTTATGATGTAAGTAAAATTTCACTTATATCAGCACGTATACATAATAGTCAGTTCCTTATAAATGATCTTAATAATACGTTCACAATAAACAGTTCAACTAGTAACTACGATATAACAATACCAAACGGAAACTATGACGGTAAAGATCTAGCTTCAAATGTCGTTGTAAATTCAAATAATAGATTATCTGGATCTACGTATGATAAAGATACAAATTCTATAACGTTTGAAGGTCCGAATCAATTTAGTTTTGATTTCTATAATGGTACAAATGGGTATAAATCGAATGTCACTGGTAAAACAACACCACATGATATATTGGGTGTAAGTGCCTCTAACTCATTCTCTACATCTAGTTCTCCTTATAAATTTTATACTGGTAGCGTCAATTTACAAGGTCCTGATGCAATTATTGTTAAATTGAGTAGTGGTTCCGACGAATTTAACAAAACTGTATTTTCTGAAACCCCTTTTTATACCGGGCGTATACTTCTGTGTGGAGATGTGATTAACTTTTCGGGTGTTGACGATACAGTTGAACACAATTTTGATTCTGGATCACAAAAAACGATATCGAGTTTACGTGTTCAGTTTTATTACAGTAGTAATAACCGGTTAATACCATACGATTTTAGAGAAGCGAACCATATACTTAAACTCGCAGTGACGTGTTCAACTGATAAACTTGAGAATATTGCTAAAGTGGAACGAGACTTTTCTCTTCCACCACCTATGAGTATCCCCGAAATGGAGGATCCGCGTAGATGGGATGCGTTTATATCTATATTTATGGTAGTTGCAACCGGTTTATTTTTATTATTGGTTATGCGTAAGCCTAAACTTATCGAGTAACCGCGAAGATTGGTTGGGTTGGCTTTTGCACACGAGTGGAAACACGAGAGATACCGACGTAGACCAAGATGGACAAGAGCGTTGTGAACAAGGCAGTAAGGGTGTAGTTCATACCACCGTTCTTGTTGACCTTAACAACTTGGTTAACAGTCCACCTGACCAAGTCCATCCATGAGAGGGCGGCGGCGAAGGAGAATCCAGCAACGACGGCGTTGAGGGATTGGGACTCGAGTTCACGAGCGACGAGCGTAACAGTTTCAGCAGCAGAAGACATTTTTATATATAGTATCCTGAGATTTTAATCAGGGAGTAGTTCCTCTTCAATTAAAATTTTTTTATAACATTTGGGTTTCATATACCCTTTTAACATACCGACATTTATAGAATCTATACCCGAATCAGATTCCGAATCTGTTTCTGTATCAGAATCAGATTCAGTATCATCATCACGTAATCTAAAATATTCAGAAGTCGTCACATACCCCGTTGGTTCCGATGTGTTCATTACTATCTATAGCATTTTTTAACATCGATTCCGACGGATTTTTTGGTTCCCATGCATCCCAATTATCGTACGCCATATTCATTTTAACGAATTTATATTCACGTCCCGTGTATCTCGTAAAAGGAATTTCTTCATCTTCAAACTCGATGTCTTCTTCCTGGTCTTCTTCATCGGAAGATTCTTCATATATTTCCGGAAAATGTGTTCCCATTTTTTTACCAACTTCGTTCATGGCACAATATTTCATGGCATATTCCATATCTTCACCAAGTACCATATCTCGACCACACGCCGTAGCGTATTCGGCTGCGAGAACCATAGTTCTTTCGAGTACGGGCTGGATAATGTTAATAGCAGAGTCCTGGACCTGCTCAATTAAGTTTGTAGTTGCGTCTTTTTCTTGTTGATTCATTATAAATTAAACAGTGTTTTAGCAATTCCGTTTTCTACACGGAGTATGTTATAACTTAGGCCTAAAACTCTAAGTTCTCTTTTAGCCAAGTTGTCTGGTAATATCTTGAGTTTTACAACCTGTTCTTTAATTAAACTAAAATTTCTTTGACCTGTTGGATACCACCGTTCCGGTTCAAGTGCAAAACTATATGAATAGTATCTTCTAAATAATTGTGTTCTTGAATGATGTATACCACTCTGTATTGCGCGTAAGTTTACGACATTACCTGTAACTTTATCTAAAATAACGGAATCGTCTAATTGCATTTCAAGGTTTTGTAAATGTTCGTAATTTACATAATCACCATTATACAATTGATAATTTGAATCATAATCAAAATTGGTAACAAAATGACCACCTGGTACCTTTCTTAATCTCTGTACTATGAAAAAAAGTTCCTTTATAGGATTTTTAAATTTAAGTTTATGTTTAACATCAACTATAGAATTTACATTTGAATCCTGTGGTATTATAGATTTACTCTCTTGTACCTGCGTGATTATATAATCTATTTTTTTACTTAATAACATCTGTTTTTCTTCTTCGTCTAAAGAAATCATTTCAGTTGTTAATTTTAAACTTTTTATAAGTCCTTTTGTTTGTACGAAATCACCTAAATAAAAAATTGAATTACTATTTGCAGAGTCGGTTGCATCGTACCCCCAAATACAATCTTTTAGATCTCTAAGTTTTATAACAATTTCTATTTCCTGACCTGTTATAGCACAAAGTGGTACAGCGAGTTCGGGATTATTATAAAAATAAAATGGTATATCAACAAAATATTTAGTATCAGAAGTTGCTAAACCTAGATACCCTGCAATTTGAACTGAAGACACCTGAGTACCTGAAAGTTCTAAAGGTGGTTTGCCAATAAGTTTCGCCAAGTTATGTTGTTTTGTTTGTGTAACGTAATTATCGGAATATATAGCTAGGAAATCACTTGGTATACGCTGAATAACCTGACCACCTATCAGAATTTCAACATACTCAATCATGGCATGACCTATAGACTCAACGTATCCTATACCTTCGATACCACCTACTAAATTCTGTTGTATACTAGATAATTCAACTTTCATACTCACTGTCTTAAGAAGATCACCTTGGTTTTGTGGGATGGTACACCGAATAGTGTTTCCAAATTCTACTTCACCTTCAACGTCTAAATCAACAAAGAATGGTGCAAAATTGGTATGTTTTTGAAAATTCTTTATGAAATATGTATACTCTGGGTCGTCTGTAAAAAAAGCGTCCTGTGGACCAGATGTTTCTAATTGAACACGACCAGCCATTACTAGTATAACTGACTAAAATTTTAAACCCCCGAGACCGCTGCTTATACGTAAAACGTTATAGTTTACAGCGTATACGTAAACTTTGTGTCCGAAACTCGCGTCTGGTGATTCAAGCTCAATATCTATCAAATTATGTGCTATTCTACTCATATTGACTTGACCGGTAGGGTAATACGTTTCCGGTTTCAAAGAAAAACTATAGACACCAAAATTGTTACCTGTTACCCCCGTATAGTACTTTAATGGTTGTTCGTAACTGAGCATTAAATTATCGGCATCTATGATTATGTTATTGTTAAATTTCATGGTAACTTGTTTTATTGGTTCGTATTTGTATACGTCATCACTAACAGCCATAAAAAACATTTCCTTGACCGGGTTTTTAAAATTAAGCATACCAGATTTTTTAGATTCACCCGCTTTAAACTTGAATTGAGACAATTGGAGTTGAGTTATAACGTATTCTATGGGGCGTGTAAGTAAGAAATTCTTTTCATCTTCAGTAATAAAAAAGAAATCCGTTACAAGTGAAACCTTTTTAATCGAAGACAAAACACTCGACGGTGGATCAGATACACCACCACCTGTTCTCGTGTATGATAATGTGACGTCTGCGAGTTCTTTAAACTTTATGCGTACTTCAACAAGTTGTTTTGTTAAAGCACATACGGGTATAGCTAAACTCGGGTTTCTAAAGAAATAAAAGGGTAAAAATAAACTATAATCCCAATCGTACGTCACGTCTATATAATTACCATGTCCCGTTAAGAAATAGAGTGTTTGATCAATATCATCTTTATTACTGTGTATTTGGTCATACATGTAAATATAATCACCCGTTATTCTCTCTATGGTTTGACCACCAATAACGAGATCAGCGTATTCTATTAATTGTGCACCTATAGATTCACGGTACCGAATCGTTTTCACGTTTATTTGACCACCCATACCGTTGTGCGCAGAACAGTAATAGTATAAAGTTGATGGTGCACCCACTGGTACGACAAATGTAACAGTAGATGTACTCGGATCTGTAACACCATCCGTGTAATCAGAATAACTGGGTGAAGCCGTTGTGGAAAACCTAAACGGGTGTGATGGATGACTTGCATTGTTGAAGGTATACGTCGTACCTTCGTATAAAGTCAATGTTGCCTGTTGGACACCATCTATAAAGTATTTATTTCCCGAACCAGTCGATTGAAACGTTACATTAAATGATTTATCAGGTGTCGTTGGTTTAGGTAAAGTAAATTTAAGCATTG